AAAGAGAGAGCTGAACTTGATACAATCAGAGCGTTTATGCTCGCTAACTTTTAAACAGAAAGGAAACGCACAATGATTACTACAGCACAAAAGAAACTTATCTCAAAGGCTTTTAATAGCTTCAGACGTTTAGACAACATCACTCATACGCCTTACAGAGAGGAGCTTTTTAGACTTGAAAAGGATTACGAAAAGCGACACAGAAAAACTTTTTTAGGTCGTTCCTATGGTCTAAGCGTCTCAGATTCTGCAAAATATTTCACCGTTAGCCACTTGCTCGATGCCTATGACAAACCCGATACCTATGACGTAAGCGATTACCTAGACGTAAAGAAAAGCATCTTCGTAGCTCAAGCAATTGCGCTAAACTATCCCGATGTGCTGGAGCTGGCTTTTCTTGAGTTTGACCGTTCAGAGTTTGAGGCTTTGGATTACTGTAAATTAATGGAGGTTTAATCATGGATATCGAAGAAATAATTTTTAGAGGACTGGCGATTGTTGCTGGCTTTGTTTGGGTCGGTTGCGTGATTGTTGGCGCGGCTATAATTTACAGCGAGGTTTGTTGCTATGGATAAAACCAAGACAGTTAAACAGCTAGACCAGCGATTCCAATGCTTGCTCGATGATATTTATAATTCTTTCGGAGTAGTGGCGGAGTACGACCTCTGCAAGCAATGTCAGGAAAACATCAAGCATAAACTTCGAGGCAAACTTGAAGAACTAGAATTGACATACTTTAAAAGAAGGGCTAAGTGATGGATAAAATATCGGTATTGTTGTGGGTCGGGTTCGCGGCGTACGTTTGGATTTGTTTTGAGATGGTGTTGGCACTCTATGGGTTCTAACAGGCGTAAGAGGTTGAAGCTCATGGCTGCACAACGTCGTGGGTACGGTGGCTACCGAGATCAGAAACAGTATAGACCTAAACACAAAGTTGCAGTAAGATTAGATTGTTGGTTGTTTTCACCTACTAAAAAGGGAGTGTTAAATGAGACGTAACATCATGGAAGTACAGCTGAAAGTTACCAAATACTACACCGTTGAATACTACGACATACACGAAGAAGAAGACCCTAACGAGATTGTCATGGATAACTTCAAGGAAGTAAGCGAAGAACCGACGGAAACTGAACTAGAGATCATAGAGGTGCGCTACTATGGATAGAGATAAAGGCAGCCCGTTCGATTGTGGGTGGCAGGACTGGTTATTTGGTCGTAAGCTAGACCCGCATTTAATCGAAGATGGCGAAAGATACGGTAATTTACAAACAGATCAAATCATGGAATACTTGCATGGATGGAGTTCCGCTAAAGACTTTTACAACAAGGGAGACATACAATGAGCCATAGAGGAAATGACGAAATCAAAGAGCGATTGTGGGAACAAGTAGAGAGCATGACCGATGCCGAGGTATTCGATCAGGCATTGGAGACATCTACCTGGCGTAGCTTAGAGGGTTGGGAAGAGATGCGGACGTCTGCTGATAGTTACAGGAAGGCATTGTTTTTACAGATGTGGAACGATTATCCGGAGCATTGATATGTCAAGATGTTTATCATGCGATGGACTATTAACGGACTACGAGTCTACACGTAAGAATCTGAACCTAGAATTCGTGGAATTATGCAACGATTGTTTGTCGGCAGCAGATATGGAAGACATACTGTTACTTGACAGACCCGATTTGAAGCACCACAACGACGCTAGAGCGACGATCGACGATGAAGACATAGTAGACCCTACCCTAGACGATTTAAATGCACTAGAGGACGATTATGACGGTTTCTGGGACGAAAGATGATGACAATGAGACTATCTTTGAGATATTCAGGGATGGTTTACCGAAGTACAAGGTGGTTTCAAGCAGTAAAGCAGAGCAATATTTCATTGATGGAGAGCTAGTTACTCAGGTAGAATGGGCGCTGGCACTAGAAAAGGATAAGACATGAGTCAACAAGAGTACGTAGCGGGAGCATTAGAGGAAGCTCATTACTTCCAGACGTTATCGGAAGTAGCGGAACTAATGCACACACATGGGACTAGGCAAGTCTTACTAGACTTACTAGAACTAAGTATCGAAAGAGATCTATTAGGTACTATTAATTAAATGATTATTGTTATTATGGGATCCATAAAGATACTATAATGACTATAGTAAACTATATAGTTATATAAGGAGAGAAGTTTTATGGGAGTTCAGATTCTAGCACATCAACCTTGTCCAGATTGTGGTTCGTCAGATGCTTTGACGGTCTACGACTGGGGAACAAAGTGTTTTAGTTGCAAGAAAGCTGTATTCGATGAGAACAACGCAGGTATCAAGAGTCTATCCAAGGCTGATGGTAGCTTCAAGATAGTTGAAGGCACTACCAGAACCATTATGGATAGAAAACTAGCGAGGCAAACGTGTGAACATTATGGACTAGTAGAATCAGAAAACAAATATCACTTTCCCTATTGTGATGAAGCAGGAAACATCGTGGCTTATAAGCGTAGGGACATTGACGATAAGAAGTTTAGCATCATAGGTAACTGGCAGAGGGGTAAGCTATTCGGACAACACCTATTCCCAGGTAATCAACCTATCATCACGATCTGTGAAGGTGAGTTCGATGCGATGAGTGCATGGCAGATGATGGGGAGTGTAGCTAAATACCCTGTCGTATCAGTACGCAATGGGGCTAGTTCAGCGTTAAGCGATTGTAAGAATAACTACGAATACCTTGATAGCTTTGACACCATCTACGTATGCTTTGATGCAGACCCTCAAGGACAGGAAGCAGCACAACAAGTGGCTGAACTCTTTGGCTCAAAGGTCAAGATATTCAAGGCTGATAATGGATTCAAAGATGCTAGTGACTACTTACAGAACAGTCGAGGAACATCCTTTGTAGAACGCTGGTGGACATCGGAACGCTATGTACCTAACGGGATTGTTGATGGTTCAACCCTTTGGGACTTGGTGTCTACCCCAATGGAAGACAGTCTATTGAACTATCCATACAAGGGACTCAATGATCTAACCTATGGCATTAGACCTAACGAGATGGTGTTGGCTGCTGCTGGTTCAGGGCTAGGTAAGTCTCAGTTCATGCGGGAGCTGGTGTTTCATATCCTAAATAACAGCGAAGAGAACATAGGGCTATTGTTTCTTGAAGAGACTGTACGTACCACCGCTAGGTCGATGATGTCTTTGTATGCCAATAAACTACTACATCTACCTACTACACAGGTTACAGATACAGAACTACGGGAAGCCTTTGAAGCTACGCTAGGTACAGGCAGACTGTTTCTCTTTGATAGTAACGGAGATCAAGACAGGCACACCATCGTTAAGCGTGTTAGGTATATGGCGAAGGCGTTAAACTGTAAGTACATATTCCTAGATCACATCTCGATCATTGTTGCTGGTACTGAGAAGGGTACAGAACGAGAGGCACTGGAAGAGATCATGAAAGACCTGCGTATCCTGGTGAAAGAGACTGAGATATGTTTGTTTGGTGTCTCGCACCTGCGTAGACCTGAAGGTAAGGGACACGAGGAAGGTGCAGTTACTAGCTTGGCACACCTCAAAGGATCGTCAGCACAGGGTAACGTAGCTGATATTGTCATAGGTCTTGAACGTAACGGACAACATGACGATGAGGAAGAGCGTAACACCACGAAGGTAAGGGTACTCAAGAATAGATTTAGCGGACTCACTGGACCTGCTTGTCGGTTGCTTTACAATAAGCAAACTGGTAGGATGTTAGAACGGTTTGATGAGGATGCCTTATGAACGTATTAGATTTGTTTAGTGGTATTGGTGGGTTCAGTTTAGGACTTGAACGTGCTGGTATGAAGACTGTTGCTTTCTGTGAGGTTGATAAGAAATGTCAAGAAGTTTTAAGAAAGCATTGGAAAGACGTACCTATATTTGATGACGTAACCACACTGAAAGGAACAGATATAGATGGAACAATTGACGTTATTTGTGGCGGATTCCCCTGCCAAGACATCAGCCTCGCAGGAAAGGGAGCAGGACTTGAAGGCGAAAGATCAGGACTCTGGTGGGAGTTCCACCGTCTCATCAAAGAAATCAAACCGAAGTACGCAATCATCGAAAACGTCTCAGCCCTTCGATCTAGAGGATTGGATCAAGTTCTCAGGTCGCTCGCTGAGATCGGGTATGATGCAGAGTGGCATTGTATCACCGCTGCCAGTATTGGTGCGCCTCACCGAAGGGACAGAATCTGGATCATTTCCTACTCCAACAGCGAGGGATTGGAAGGACAATGGAAAGTCTCCAGCAGAATTAGCAAGGAACTCAAAGACCCTAGCTACTCATGCTGGTGGGCAACTGAACCCAACGTGGGTAGAGTGGCTAATGGGGTTCCCAATAGGGTGGACAGACTTAAACAGTTAGGTAACGCAGTAGTTCCTCAGATACCAGAACTGATAGGGAGAGCTATATGTCAAGCTGGTTGATTCTACTGATAGCTGTGGTATATTTAATTATAGCTGTTGATCTTTTAATCAAAGGACAAACTGGACTAGCAATTACTTTTGTTGGGTTCTGTCTTGGAAACTTTGGATTATACTTACAGACATGAAACGATTAGTTATTGACATAGAAACTGATATGAAAGCCAGTGAAATCTGGTGTGTTGTCACTAAAGATATTGACAGTGGAGAAGTCAAGGTATGGAAAAGAGCAAACGAATTACGCCAGTACATAGGAAGTCAAGACCTATTGATTGGACACAACATCATTGGGTTCGACCTACCTGTATTGAAGAAGGTGTGGAACTTGAACTACGAATTGAACCCACTACGAGACACGTTGATAATGTCAAGATTACTAAATCCCGTGATCGAAAAAGGACACAGCCTCGATGCTTGGGGCGTACGACTAGGGCTAAAAAAAGGGGACTTCAGTGATTTCAATGATGGCTTATCTCAAGAGATGGTGGACTACTGTATTCAGGATGTTGAGATCACTCATGTCCTTTATGAAAGAGTTAGCAATGATTTATTGGATTGGGGTGTTTCAACCGATCTGGAACATGAGGTTGCTATTGTCGTCAAAAAGCAGGAAGAAACGGGATTCAAACTAGATGTTCCGAAAGCTATGGCAATGCTAGCTGACTGGCAGCAAACCCTTATAGATATTGAAGCTGAGCTACAACAAATCTTTAAGCCTATTGTTACTGAAAGATATAGCGACAAGACAGGCAGGCGGTTGCAGGATAAGGTAGAAGTATTTAATCCTGGTAGCCGAAAGCAGATAGCGGAAAGGCTGATGGCTCTTGGATGGAAACCTAAGAAACATACTGAGAAAGGAACGGTGGTAGTAGATGAGAAAGTATTACAAACTATTGACAGACCTGAAGCTAAATCACTACTCCGCTACTTACTCATTCAGAAACGGGTGGCTCAAGTTGCGTCATGGATTGAAAATGCTGATGAAAACGGACGGGTACACTGTAAGATCAGAACCAACGGAGCGATCACAGGACGAATGACACACAGTAGTCCTAACCTAGCTCAAGTACCTAGAGTTGGTAGCGAGTACGGTGAAGAGTGTAGATCAGTATGGACGGTAGAGGACGGTAATGTACTACTGGGTGCTGATGCTAGTGGCTTAGAGCTACGGATGTTAGCACACTATATGGACGATCCAGGGTATACCAAAGAGATACTAGAGGGCGACATCCATACTAAGAATATGCAGGCTGCAGGGCTAACCAATAGGGATCAAGCTAAGACATTTATCTATGCGTTCCTATATGGTGCTGGTCCTGCTAAGATAGGTTCGATTGTGGGCGGTGCAGAACGTGAGGGTAAGATGTTGATTAATAGTTTCCTCAAGAATACCCCTGCATTACAGAAGCTAAGAGATAAGGTAGAGAGACTAGCTGTCAAGGAATGGTTGCCTGGTTTGGATGGACGTAGGTTATTGGTCCGATCCCAACACGCAGCCCTGAATACACTGTTGCAAGGTGCAGGTGCAGTGGTCATGAAACAGGCACTAATACTGTTGCACAGAAAGTTAATTGGTGGTAAACTCAATGCTAAGTTCGTGGCTAATGTGCATGATGAATGGCAGTTAGAAACGACACCAGAAGATGCAGAAACGGTTGGACACCTAGCAGTACAATCCATCCGTCAAGCAGGAATCCGTCTAAGGCTACGCTGTCCGTTGGACGGGGAATTTAAAGTAGGAACTAATTGGGCAGCGACTCACTAACTTATAAAGGAAACTAAATGAAACCAGTTAAAGTAAAAGGTAAAGTGTTTTGGTCACGTCATGCTGAGCCATATGATGACGGTAGGTATGGCATGGATATCGGACAGTTGTCTGAGACAGCAGTGCAGAAACTTCAGGATGAAGCAATGCTCGATGTTAAACACAAAGACCTGCAACAATACTTTGTTACCTGTAAATCTAACTATCCTATTAAAGTGGTTGACACTGAGGGTAAAGAGATTGACGCTAAGATCGGTAACGGGTCTGAATGTGTTGCTGTGATTTCTCCGTACTCGTATAACTATAAGGGTAAGAAGGGTATCTCAGCAGGGGTTCTCGAAGTAGTAATTACAAATCTCATTGAGTATAACCCAATAGGTGGTGGTTCTAACGCTGAGTTAGCTTCTATGGAAGCAGTGTAATGGCTACCCCGTCATTGGAGAATGCAACTGCTCTGATTGACGGGGATATCCTTGTGTATCGTATTGGGTTTGCTAGTGATAACGATGAGGAAAAGTTTGCAATTAGTCGGATGGGTAACTACATTCAGGAACTTATCCGCCCTGACTACGTTGATGACTTCTTTGGTTATATTACTGGTAGTTCCAATTTTAGATACAAAATAGCTAACGAAAAAGAATACAAAGGGAATCGTAATGACGCTAGAAAGCCTAATCATTACGAGTCTCTACGTAATTATCTCACTGAGAAGTGGGGCTTTGAGTTAGTAGAAGGTGAAGAAGCGGATGATGCAATAGGTATCGCAGCTTATGGTATGAGAGCTGGAGCCTTTTGCATCATGTCGTTAGATAAAGACCTTGATATGTTGAGGGGATGGCACTACAACTTTGTCAAGGATATTCTGTACTATATTACAGAAGCTCAAGCCATCAAGAATTTCTACACACAAATCTTAACTGGTGATCGGGTCGATAACATACCTGGATTACATGGTATTGGTCCAAAGAAAGCCGAGAAGATTCTAAAGGATTGTCATAACGAGAGACAATTATTCGCTGCCGTCTTAGAGGCGTATGAGGATAACCTTGAGTTACTAACTGAGAGAGCGCAACTATTATGGATAAGAAGAAAGAAGGATCAAATCTGGTTGCCGTCCCTGAAGTAGCTTACATAGAATGGGACGATGCTTGTGCAGATGCTGGCTGGGAGCTAACAGAAAGTACGGACATTCATGGTGTCTATACTCTGGGCTTCATTGTAGCAGAGGACAAGAAGGCAATAACAGTAGCAGTATGCTGGTCTGATCTTCAGTCTAATTCTAGGATACACATTCCTAAAGGATGGATCAAGAAGATCAAACGATTCAAACTAGATAAACTTTTAGGAAGGAAGAAACCATCAAAACCCAAAGCGCAAAAGCCAAAGGAAGAAAACTCCAGCAATGGTTTAGGGACAACCTCATTGAGGAATTTGCCTTTTCCAGGTCCGATGTAAGATCAACAAGTATGGGTGCTAGCGGTGAGGACATTCAGTTCTCTCAGGCAGTAGGAGATAAGCTAGGTATTTCTGTAGAATGTAAATCAAGAAGTTCTATTGGTGTCTATGCTTTTTATTCTCAGGCAGCAGATAACTGTCCTGATGATAGAGAACCAGTAGTAGTTATAAAACAAAATTATTCTAAACCGTTGGTAGTAATAGATGCACAATACTTCATACAACTGCTAAAGGAGCAGCATGAGACACCTCGTAATCCCTGACACCCAGTGTAAACCAGGATACCCTATTGAACATTTAGAATGGGTAGGTAAGTACGCAGCAGATAAGAAGCCGGACGTTATTGTCCATCTAGGAGACCACTGGGATATGCCTAGCTTATCTGTTTATGACATAGGCAAGAAAGCATTTGAGGGTAGGACGTATCAATCGGACATCACTGCTGGTAACTTAGGGATGACAAGATTGATGAAGCCTATCGTTGCTGAAGTCAATAGACTTAGAAAGAACAGAAAGAAACTATGGAATCCTAGACTTGTATTTCTAATAGGTAACCATGAACAACGTATTGAAAGAGCTATTAACTCAGACCGCAAACTCGAAGGTCTAATAGGTTATAGTGATTTCAATTTAGAACAGTATGGCTGGGAAGTTAAAGACTTTTTAGAAGTATGCGTCATTGACAACATAGCCTACTCACATTACTTCACATCGGGAGTGATGGGACGTTCAGTATCTAGTCCTAATCTACTCTTGCAAAAGAAACATATGAGTTGCATAATGGGTCATGTTCAAGACAGAGCTATAGCATTTAGTAAGAGGGCTGATGATACTAGGATCACTGGTATCTTTGCAGGTATCTGCTATCAGCACGATGAGGATTACTTGACACCACAAACTAATGGTAGCTGGTCTGGTGTCTGGATGTTAAACGAAGTGCAGGATGGTAGCTTTGATGAGATGCCTATCAGCTTAACTTATTTGAGG